CATCCTGAACGCCGAATGAGTGCCGCATCTTCTCTCGCGCCGGCTTACGTCCTCCGCGAGGGGAGGCTAACGGATCGCGCCTTCGTGTTCTCTAGCTGGCAGGGATCCGATCGGTACTCGCCGATCGGATGCCGCCTGCCCAAGACGGTGCACGAGTCGGAGACGCGGCGCACGATCGAGTCGATCCTGGCGCGCCGAGGGGTCATGATTCGCGTTGCATGTGACCCTGAGGAGCCGGATGCCATTCTCGGCTTCGCCGTCCTGGCGCCCGCGTGGGATACACCCGTCGTGTTCTTCGTCTACGTCCGAGATATTGATGGCTACCGCGAACGGGGCATCGCTCGGTCGCTTCTAGCCGACTTGCTCGACAAGCGCGTGTTCTATACGCATGAGCCTTCGGTCAAGCCTCGTCTAGTAGACGGTAGGCGCGTGCCTCTGCGGATGCCCGAGGGATGGACGTTCAACCCTCATCGGAATTACCGATGAAAGGGTCGATCCTTCAAGACGTGCTGCGCGCGTCGCAGGTGATGGACGCAGCCTCAGACGAGCTGTCGCGCGCCGCTCGAGCGAGAGCCTACGGCTGCATCGACGCTTCGCCGAAGCCGAGCGACATTACCCTCACTGCTCCTCCGGAGCGGCTTCGGGACTTCGGGCCATATGACGTCTTGCAGCTAGACATCCCCAAAGCTCGAGGGCGGTTCATCGTGGTGAAGATCGATCACGAGGGCGGTACCATCACGATCCGCCGGTGGAGTGGAAGGTAGAAATGCCGTTGAAGACGCTAATTTAGAAGTGCTGTGCCCAAACTGTCACGCTATTGAGCATTATGGGGAAAAGAAGGGAGTTCCACATGCCGCTGCATAAGGGTTCTTCTCAAAAGACCATTTCATCTAATGTGCGAGAAATGGTCCGGTCGGGCCATCCTGTAAAGCAGGCGGTCGCCGCGGCGGAACGAGAGGCAGACCAAGCCAAGCGCGCGCATCATGTGCATGTGCGCAAACATGAGAAGGGCAGCAAATGAGCGAGCGTCGTAGTCCACTGCTCCAGGTTCATCTTCGCACGGCCGTGTGCGAGCCCGGTACGAGCACGTCGCACACGACGTATCCGCCTGGCGGCATCTCGCCGGGGCTCTTCGGTCTATCGTATGATCACGAGCTCCGCTGCGTCGTGCTCACGAAGCGTGATCAGGATCGGCCGCGTCTTATCCCGCTCGAGAACGTTTTGGCCATGACTCCGGCCCCCGCTTCCGCGACAGACGAGCCCAAGCCCGCGAAGAAGTGACGGCGGCGCCGCAATCGCGCGCCGAGCTGCTGTCCCTCGTCGAAGAGGCAGAGCGCCGCGTCCGCGAGACGGGGCGACACTCCTATGTGCCATGTGTGCTGCATGCCAAGCAGCGAGCGTTTCTCGCGCTCGAACATCTCGAGGCGCTGTATGGAGGCGCCGCGGGCGGAGGTAAGACAGAGGCGCTCCTTGCCGACGTGCTGCGCTTCGTCGGGCGCCCAGGCTTCCACGCGCTCGTATTGCGGCGCACGTTCCGGGAGCTGAATCTCCCAGGCTCCATCATGCACCGTGCCATCGAGTGGGTCGGGCGTGAGCTTTGGAATGATCTGGATAAGCGATTCACGTTTCCAGGCGGGGCAATTCTTCAATTCGGCTACTGCGAATCTGAGAGCGATTTGGCGCGCTACAAGAGCGCCCAATTTCATCGCATCGTCGTCGACGAGATCACGGAGTGGCGCGAGAAGTGGTTCGCATTCCTGTTTTCGCGCATCCGGCGCAAGGCAGGCGACACGATCCCGCTTGGGATGCGCGCAGCGACGAACCCGGATGGTGTAGGCGCAGACTGGGTTCGCCGACGCTTCGGCATCGAGGAAGGCGAGGTAGTGACGGAGCTCCGGGAGCACGAGGACCGGGCCTTTTTGCCCGCTCGAGCGGAGGACAACCCGTCGCTGGACCTCGCATCGTATGACGCGGCCCTGCGCAAGCTGGGGCCGGTCAAATACAAACAGCTCCGCTGGGGCCAATGGCTTCGCGACGGGGAGGGTCTCGTTTACGGAGACTTCGACCCTACGCGCAATGAGGTCGAGACGCCGCCGACCACGCCGGAAGGGACGCCGCCCTACGAGTGGACCCACATCGTGGGCGTGGATTTTGGCGTCGTGGATCCCACGGCATTCGCCGTGCTTGCCTGGCGCCGCGGCTCTCGAGTCGTCTATGTGCTCGAGAGCTATGCGCGAGCGCAGATGAGCGTCACGGAGGCCGCTGAGGAGCTCAAGGCGCTGCTCGCACGCTACCCGGCCTCGCGTGTCGTGGGCGACGTCGGCGGCATGGGCAAGGCATTTGAGGTCGAGTTTCGCCGCCGGCACTCGCTACCCATCGAACCGGCCGAGAAGCACAATAAGAACGGATACATCTCGCTCCTGAATGCGGCTTTTCGTGAGGGCTTAGTCAAGCTCATCGCGCCGAAGTGTAAGCCTCTGCGCGCAGAGATGGATGGGCTTGGATGGGTGCGCGCCGAGGGGAACCAGCCGAAAGAGGACCCTGGTTTCTCGAACCACTGCACTGACGCAATGCTCTATGGCTGGCGAGCGGCCTACGGCTTCGCAGAGCGCGAGCCGCCGCCGGAACCGGCACCGGACGTGAAGCAGCGGCAGGAGCTCGATGCGTTCTTCGCGCGCGATGAGGCGTCGCGGCAAACGAAGCGCGGGCGCGAATGGTGGGACGACGGCACCGATTCCTTTGGCGGAGGGTTTGGCGATGAGTGAGCCAGACGACCTGCGCTCGATTCTCGAGCTCGCCCGTTCGATGGGGCAGACCGTGCGCGTCACAAAAGGTGATGTGACGATCGAGCTCGGCGCGCCGTTGCCGAAAGAAAGCCCACCCATCACGCCCGAGGAGCGCGCGCGCGCCCACAAGCGGCAGATAGCCTATGAGGAAGCGATGCTCTTCGCGTCGAGCGAGGGCTTCCCGATTGACGAGGAGAGCACATGAGCGCCATGGTCTCCGCGCGCCGCGCGGACATGCGTTGGTGGACGAAGGAGCACGAGAGCGACCGCGCGCAATGCATCGCGCAGGTGGCCACGTCGATCTGGAAAGATCAGACCATGGTGCGGCAGGAGATGCTCCGCGCCGCACGCCTATACGGCTCGATCCCGCTCCTAGGCCTGTCTCCACGCCTCTATCGTCGACGCAACGTATCGACGCGGCGGAGTAAGCTGGCGCTCAATGTCGTCAAGAGCGTCTCGGATACGTATGTGGCGATGCTCACGGACGATAAGCCGAAGGTCACTTACACGACCAACGGCGGCAACCACGACTTGCAACAGCGCGCCATGCTGCTCACGCAATTCACGGACGGCATCTTCTTCGATACCGATGTACACGATACGGCCGGGCAACTCGCGCTCGATTGCGCGCTATTCGGCGTCGGAGTCCTGAAGCCCATTATCCAGTGGAATGGGCGCGACGAAGAGCCGGAGAACGACGTCAAGGCGGAGGAGGCGGCCGAAGCGGAGAGCGAGGAAGAGAAAGAAAACGACAGCGTGCGGGAGCAGCCGCGCATCGCCTTCGACCGCGTGCAGCCGTGGCGCATCCTCATCGACGAGACGGAGGCATATAGCGGCAATCCGAAAACGCTATACGAGATCACGTACATCGATCGGCTGGCGCTCATGGAGGAGTATCCGAAGCACGCCGATAAGATCCAGTCATCGCAGCTTCGGGACTTCGACGAATGGGGCAGTGAGTCGGGCACATTCACCGATACGATAACGGATGATATCGCCGTCATTGAAGCATGGCATCTGCCGCGCACTGGGCGAAGTGGTGATGGTCGGCATACGATCATCTGCGGCGGCGTCATCCTCTTTGACGAGGAGTTCGACCAGCGCGATTTCCCGCACGAGTTTCTCTATCGGCTACGGCCGGCTTTCGGAGGCGTCTGGGGCGATGCGCTCGCCGCAGAGCTCGAGGGCATCCAGCTCGAGATCAACGTCCTATTGCAGAAGATCCAGCGGTCGCACCACTTGCTCGCGGCGGGTCATTGGCTCGTCGAGAACGGTAGCGATATCGTCACTGGGCAGCTCGACAATCAGATCGGAAGCGTCGTGCGCTATCGCGGCGTGCCCCCGCAATTGCTAACGGTGCAAGCCGTCGCGCCAGACGTCTACCAGCAATTGGACCGGCTCTATGAGCGCGCATTCGAGATCGTCGGCATCTCGCAACAGGTGGCACAAGGGCAAAAGCCAGCCGGTCTGAATAGCGGCAAGGCGATGCTGGTCTATGCGGATGTCGTGTCCAAGCGATTCCAACCGAGCTATCGACTATTCCAGACATTCTTCGTGAAGCTCGCACGCAAGGTGATCACGCTGGCGCGGCAGATTAGCGACCGCTTTCCAGAATACGCGATCAAGGCCGTAGGGCCGGAGATGATGCAGACCATCAAGTGGGCGGATGCGAATCTAGAGGACCACGAGTTCGTAGTGCGTCCCTTCGCGACCAATGAGCTCGCCGACGAGCCCGCGGCTAGGATGGAGATTGTGCAGGGACTCGCTAACGCCGGCTACGTCTTCGACAAGACGGACGTGCTCCGTTTGCTCGATATGCCCGATCTCAAATCGTATATGGCGGACGTCGATTCGCCTTACAATTGGGTCATGAACCTGGTGGACGATATCCTGAAGGAAGGCGATGAGGGATATCAGGCGCCCGAACCGTATATGAGCCGGGAACAGCTCATCGATGCGATCGTGCGCGTACAGCGAGCCTACTTTCGCGCGAAGCGAGAGAAAGTTGGCGAGGATAAGCTGGCGCTACTGCGTTCGTGGATGAACCAAGCGGCAGAGATGGTGAATACGCCAGGCGCGCTCAAGATTCCGAGCCCTCCGCCTCCGCCGCCTCCGCCTGGTGCTGGGCCACCTCCGGGCGCTCCGCCGCCTGGCATGGCTCCGCCGATGGCTGCATAACGAGGAGATGACGATGGCTGCACAAGTGACAGGCGGACAGACGGGCGCGATGGATGCGGCGATGGGCGCAGCGGGAAGCCGGTCCGAGGCTCCGGTGGTCGATGCCACGCCGGGTGAGGTCGCCGCGGCAGAGACGGCGCCGGGAGTCGAGGTCGCTGGCGAAGGCGCGCCCGCGTCGGCGCCAGCCGCGAAGCCGGGAGAACTCGCCAAGGCGACGCTGGCAAAGGCCCGTCGCGAGGCCGCGCGCCAGCGACAGCTCGCGGAGCAGCGCGCCTCGACGGAGGCTCGTACGCGTGTCGCCTCGCTCGAGCAAGAGAACGCGCGTCTGAAGGCGGAGAACGAGCGGCGCGCCCCGTTCGAGAGCGCCTTCAGT